GTCGTGATGGGGCTGGGACCACCAGTTCAGAATGTCCTTGTAGCGAAAGACCCAGTCCTCACCATGGGCGCCGTCGACGATGGGCGTGCGGATCTGCGCGTCGCGATCGGCCGGGCTGGCATAGTACCAGTCGAACCCCTCGCCACCGGCGACATTGCCCGACAGATAGTCGAGGTCGTAGATGCTGCCAGCGGCCGCATCGAGATGCCCCGCGCCATCGCGCCAGTCCGACAGCGGCATGTAGTTGTCGATACCGACGAAATCGATTTCGGGATCGGACCACAGCGGGTCGAGGTGAAACAGCACGTCGCCAGACCCGTCGGCGGGTCGATGGCCGAAATACTCCGACCAGTCGGCGGCATAGCCGATCTTCGTGCCCGGCCCGAGGATACTGCGCACATCCGCGGCCAGCGCCTTCAACGCCTGCACTGCCGGATAGCTCACCGCCCCGTCGCGGATCTGGGTCAGGCTGCGCATTTCCGAGCCGATGCAGAACGCATCCACCCCGCCGGCCAGCGCGCAAAGATGCGCGTAATGCAGCACGAAGCGCCTCAGCCCCCAGTCCGGCGCGCCGGTATAGGCGACGGTATCGGTCCCCGGCACGAAATCGCTCACCTGCGCGCTGCCGAAGAACGCCGCCACCTCCGCCGCCGCCGCCGCACTCTTGTCGGGTGAGCCCGCCTGCCCCGGCGCGGCCGACAGCGTGATCCGCCCGCGCCAGGGAAAGGCCGGCTGATCGGCAGCGCCGGTCCAGGGGTCGATCAGCCCGTTGCCCGCGGGAATGTCCATCAGGATGAAGGGATAGAACATGATCCGCTTGCCATCGGCGCGCAGCGCATTGATGGCCGAGATCACCGACTGATCGCTCGGCGTCCCGCCGAAGGTCGGCCGCCCGGCGGTCTGGCTGACCGTCTTTGCGGTATTCCGCACCATGCCGGAGACGCGCCACGGCATGGTCTGGCTTTCCTGAACCGTCTGTTCGACCGCCGGCTCGATGCGGCACAGATTGCAGCGCAGATCATCGCCGAACCACGACACGACCAGCGAAACCGCGTCGCAGGCCGGCAGTTCGGCCGAAAGCTGCGACAGCGAGACCAGAAGGTCCGTCTGCCCGCTGGCGTTGTTGACGTTTGCCGCCCGCGTCTCGCCCTTGCGGATGTAATAGGAGACCGGCTCGGCGGCCAGCGCATACTCGCCCGTTCCGGGGGTCAGCGCCACGCCGCGCAGATTGTTCCCCGGACGCAGCGCAACCTCGGGCACCAGTGTGGCCGGCACCTCCGGCTGGCGGAACACCTCGACATTGAATTGCGGAATGCGGTTGCCGAACTGGGTGACGTCGAGATCTTCCAGCACCAGATAGGCCGTGCCCTTGTAGGAGGGCGCCTCGCCCACGCCTTCCACCGCCTCGATCAGCGGATCGGGTCCCTGGTTCTCGCCGCCCCGATGCAGCCGGTAGGTGACGTTTTCCAGCGCGAAGGGCGCGCCATCGGCCCAGACCCGCCCGATGCGGACGATCTCGCCCTGGCAAAGACCGATGGCGATGCTGATGGTATAGCTGTATTCGCGGGTGCCGGCGCCGGCCGAGAATCCCTTGCCCGAGCCGCCGCTCTTGCGCACATGCTCGTTGAACCGGGTCGACCAGATCAGCTGGCCGGCCACGCGCATGCGCCCGGCCACGCGCGGCAAGGGTGCTCCCTCGCGCGAGCCCTGCACGCGGAACGAATTCACCCGGCCCACATCCACCGGATCCGCGCCAAGCAGCGCCTGGTCGATGAACGATCCGACGGTCGCGCCCACGGCCTTGCCGATCACCGCGCCGGATAGCCCCAGAACCGTGCCGCCGAACGCGCCTCCGACCGCCGACCCGACGGCTGAAAGTAGCAATGTCGCCATGAAAATATCCGTTCAGTTCAGTCGTGCAGGGGAAAGCGGAACACCGCCGCGATGCGCCGCTCCCAATACCCGCCCAGCAGGGTCTCGCAGACCGACCGGCCGGAATAGGCGTGGATGAAGCTCTCCCGCCCGTCGCGCTCGGCGCAGATGCCCATATGCTTGGCCACCACGCCGCGGCGCATGCGAAACACCAGCACGTCGCCGGGCCGGCGCTCCGATGGCGCCACCCGCAGCAGATACCGCGCCGCACGCTCCAGCACCACCTCCTCGGCTCCCGCCTCGGCCCAGTCCGGCGTGTAGGCCGGGATCGGCCCCGGCTCGCTGCCGAAAAGCTCGCGCCACACCCCGCGCACCAGACCCAGGCAATCGGTCCCGGCACCGCGCGCGCTCGCCTGATGTTGATAGGGCGTGCCGATCCAGCGCCGGGCCAGTGTCACGACCCGCTCACCGGTAGAGGGACGATCCGTCATGACGCTCCCCCTGCCTTGCATAAGCATTGGCCCAGTCCTCTCCAGGGATATGAGGAAATCCTCGGAAGTTGCTGATATTTGTGAATTTGTCTCGGCAGGTGGCAAAGCGCTTGTCGCAGCCGGCATAAACCCGCAGGCTGTCGCCGGGCTGGATGGGGTCGACCGCTTCCTCCCACAGCTCCAGCACACGGATCGTACCGCGTAGCAGATCGGCCTTCACCTGCGCCATCGCCCCCGCATTGGCGCCGCTGAGCCAGTCGAGCCGCCCCCGGGTGAACCAGCCCTCCTGAAAGGCGCCAAGCCCGCTGACCTCGACCCCCTGCTGGCCCAGTACGTTGACCACGGTCGCGGTGGCCGAGAAGGCGGGATCCATGATGTCGAGCCCGCAGCGCGCATCGCCGAAGACGGCATCGCAGTCGCGCAGGAACACCCGGCCCACCGGACGGCTCAGCTCCTCGGTCTGCCCGCGCAGTTCCGCCTCGAAACCGGCCTGCCCACGCGAGATCTCGCCCAGCACGCCGGAGAACACCAGAATGCGCAGATCGGGACGCTGCCAGTCCACCAGCCAGTGTTCCAGCTTCGCCCCGTCATAGCGACCGCGCGCGATGTCGGCCTCGGTCAGCCCCGCCGAGCTCAGCGCGCCCACGATCTGGCTGTTGTCGACATTGAGGCCCGCGGATTGCTCCAGCGCCGAAGGCGTCAGCCCGCTCGCCGCCTCGAAGCTGGTGCCGTCGAAGACCAGCACCTCGTCGTGATCGGTGAAACCCATCCGCACCCCGTCGGCGCGGGTCAGCCGCCAGCACCGGCACAGCGTGGTCGCACCGCTGTCCAGCCGCTGCTGCAGTTCGGGATCGATCGCGCGCATCAGACCCTGACCTCCACCACCGGGATCGACGGCACCTCGCCGGCATCGAAGGCGGCCAGGCTGGTGTGAATCCGGTCGGTGTCGAAACGCACCGGCACATCGAACTCGAACCCGGCGGTGATTTGAACCGCATTGCCCGGCGCCACGGTGAAAGAGACAAGACCGGTGGTGCTGTCGACGGTGAAATCGACGCCCTCGCTCGCCTCCACCCCGTCAAGCGCCACGCGCACCGTACCGGCAACCGGCTTCCGGATCGGACGGGTATAGGACGCGGGGCCGGACAGATAGGTCTTGCTCAGCTGGAAATCCGTGCTGGACCCGTCGCCCACCCCGATCAGCTGATCGCCCGGCGCCGGCGTGGCCAGCGGCTTGCACGACTTCGCATCGGCCCAGTCCTTCCAGCGAAAGCCGTAGAGCTGGCCGCCGCGCGCCTCGAAAAAGGCAATGACATCAGCCAGATCGTCGGCCGATCGCAGCCCCAGCCCGGCATCGTAGCGCCGGCGCGAATGCGCCCAGGGCGCGTTGCGCTCCTCGAACCCGTTGGAAAGCGCAACGATCTCCACCCGCCGCTCCGGCCCGCCGGTCGAGCCGAAGGACAGATCGGTGGGAAACCGCACCTCGTGAAAACTCATGAATCCTCCTCCCGGGCGCTCACAGGTTGCGCTGCCCGGCGCGCAGGGCGCGGCTGAAGCTGGCCGCGATCTGCGACCGCGACCGGCGGAAGCCCTCGACATCGGGCGTGGTGATGTTCATCGTCACCTGCACCGCACCGCCACCGGCGCCGCGCACGCCCAGCTTGCCGTCGGCGCCGCGCGCCAGCGGCATGATCGCCTCCGGCCCCGCCTCGCCCATCAGCCCCGCACCGCCGCGCATCGGGAACATGGTCGGGCCGTCCACCACCCCGCCACTGGCAAAGGCGCGCACGCGCCCGGCGCTGAACGCGGCGCCATCGGCGAACAGCGATCCGCCGAACAAACCGCCGAACAGCGAATCGACCCCCTTGCCGACCGCGTTCTGCAACGGCCGGATGGCGCTGGAGAAGGCCGTGTTGGCCAGGCTCCGCCCGACATTGCGCAGCACGTCCGAGACCTTCTCGCCATCGAACAGCACGCCCTCGAAGGCCGAGCGCAGGCTCGAGCCCAGCGAGCGCGAAAGACTGCTCGATTCACGCTCGGTCCCGCGCAACGCGGTCTGAACCCGTTCCAGCTCGGCGCGGAAGGCCATGGACAGGCTTTGCGCCGTTCCGAACTGCGCAGCCAGATCGTCCAGACCCGCATTGTAATCGAGGTTGTTCATTCCTCATGTCCTTGTCTCTTGCCGGCATCGGGAAAGCGGGCCTCCAGCGCCGACAGGCTGGCGCGGGTCATCCGCACCGGTCCGGCATCCTCCAGCCCCGCCATCAGCATGAATTCGGCCGGTGTCAGCGCCCAGAACCGCTCCGGGTCGAGACCCATTCGTCCCAGCCCCAGGCGCAAGAGCCGGCCCCAGGCGATCCGCTCATCCGCGCCGGCCATCATCGGGTACCGAGAATGTCACCCGCAGCAGCTCAGCCGCGGCGCGCACCGCCCCGACCGGCCCGCCGCCGATCTCCATGCCGGCCAGCGCATCTTCATCCACCGCCTCGCCGCCGCCGCGCAGCCCGGCCGCGATCACGCTGACCACGTCGCGGGCGCGGATCTGACCGGTCTCGAAGCGCTCCACCAGCGCCAGGATCGAGCCGCAATCCAGCCGTTCCTCCAGCTCGCACAACGCAGCCAGCGTCAGCCGCATCACGCGCTCGCGGCCATCGAGAACAATGCCGACCTCGCCACGAAACGGGTTGGGCATCAGATCGCCGTGAAGTTCAGCGCGCCGCCCGACGCCAGCGACAGCTCGTAGCTCGCCTCGCCGTCATGGGTGCCCGAATATTCCAGCGCCGTGATCTGGAACGGCCCGTCGATGATGCCGAAATCGGGGATCACCACCTGGAAATTCGGGATTTCGCCGTTGAAGAAGGCAGTGCGCGCCCGCGCGTCGCTCGCCGCATCCTTGAACACGCCCGAACCCGACACCGCGGCCGAACGCACGCTGCCCCCGGCCAGCAGCTCGCGCCACTGGCCCTGGCTTTCCACCGTGGTCACATCCAGCGGCTGGGCGTTGAAGCTGATCCTGGTCGCACGAAGCCCGGCGATGGTCTGGAAGTTGCCCAGACCGTCGATGTCGATCTTGAGCAGAAGATCCTTGCCCTTCTGAGCAGTCATTGTCGTTCCTCTCCGATGAGTGAATTGGGCGCGCGCCGGCGCGACCTCAGCTGTCCTCGATCACGGCGCGAAAGCGCAGGACGATGCGCCGGCGCACCGGCGGCCGGCCGCGCTGGGCCTGCGCCTGCAGGAATCGCAGCCCGATCAGCTTGCCGCGCGACAGGCTCAGCGGCGCGTCGATCAGCGCATCGCAAATGGCCCCGGCAATCGCCTTGGCCCGCGCATAGCCCTGCCGGCCCGAATGCACCGCCACCGCAAAGTCGAAGCTGGCGCCGTGATCGGTCGCGGTGTCGAAGGCACGCGCCACCTCCTCGCCCAGCGTGACATAGTCCTCCAGCGGATCACTGGCCTGCACCGCATGCGGGGCAGCGTCATAGATCCGGCCGCCGACCAGCCCGCTCAGCGTGGGATCCGCACTCAACCGGGCAAAGACCGCCTCCTGCAGCGGCCAGGAAAGTGCATAGGTCATTCGCCCGCCCCCTCCTCGCACCAGCAGACCAGAAAGAAGCCCTCGGGATCGAGCTCGCTGACCGCCCTGATTCCGAAGATTCGCGTGCCTTCGCGAAAGCGCTGCTGTGCCGCGGGCCTGCGGGGCGAGCCCTCCGGCGCGCCGCGCACCACGATGCGATGGCTGATGCGCGTGCGCTCGCGCCCGCCGGCCAGCACCTCGCCGCCCGATACAGACTTGACCTCGGCCCACAGCGCGCCCAGCGCCTGCCAGCTGCGGTCCTCGCCGCCGCCGGTATCGGCCACCGCCACCGGCTCTTCCAGTGTCAGCAGCCTCGTCAGTCTCGGCCTCACCATGGCACCACCTCAGAGCCGGATCGGGCGATAGGGATCGAGCAGCGCCTGCACGCCGAACGGCATGGCGCCCTCGCGCCCCTCGTCGGCGCTGCGGTTCTCGTAGTAATTCGCCGCCAGCAGCAGGATCGCCTGGCGCAAATCGGCGGGAATGTCGCTCCAGTTCGGACCATAACCGGCCGTGAAGACGATCTCGGCCCGACCCATTTCCGGTATCGCCGGCAGATCGCGCGACCAGGTCCCCACCACCGCCGGGCGCTGGCCGTCCGGCACCAGAATCCACTCGCTGGGATCGGGCACCGTCATCACGCCCTGATCGTCGAACAGCTGCAGGCTCTCGATCTGGCTCACCGGGGCCACCGGCAGAACCTGGGATTTCTCGTCACGCCAGCGCGTGACCGTCCAGGAGAACCGCCGTGCGATCGTCGCCTTGCCGATCCGGGCCTCGATGGCGGCCATCGCCGTGGTCAGATAGAGATCCAGCAGCGCGTCCTGCGAGCCGTCATCGGCAAAGCCGCTGCCAAGCCGCAGCTGGTCTGCAAGTTCCCGAACCGGGGTGTTCCCCAGAACGGGCGGGTCGAGCTCAATCAGCATCATCCGGGATCAACTCCATGTGGTGCGGCAGGTGGGCAGCGAGACGAGCCGGCTGCCGGCCGGTTGGACCGGTCCGGCGACCGGCGCTCGCTTTTCTGGACCAGGGTGCGCCCCCGCGCCGTTGGGCGCGTGGGGACAGAGCATGCTGGCTGGCACGGGGGCGCGAACGGCCTGGTTAGGCTGGCCGTATTCGGATTTCCGTCCGGCGAGACTTCGCCGTCAGGAAATCGCGAATTTCAGAAGCTTGATGGCCGAGAAATCGGTCACATCGCCGCCAATGCGCTTGGTGGCATAGAACAGCACGTTCGGCTTGGCCGAGAACGGATCGCGCAGGATGCGCAGATCGGGGCGCTCGGCAACCGTGTAGCCGGCCGCGAAATCGCCGAAGGCGATCGCATAGGCGTCGACGGCGATGTCGGGCATGTCCTCCGAGATCAGCACCGGATAGCCCATCAGCCGCGCCGGCTCGCCGGCGGCCAGACCGTCGGCCCACAGGAAGCGACCATCGGCATCCTTCATCTTGCGCACCGCGCCCGCGGTCTTGGAATTCATCACGAAGTTCGCGCGCGACCGGTAGCGGGCGCCCAGCGCATAGACCAGATCGACGATGGCATCGGCCGGCTCGGTCGACTTGAAATCGCCGGCATTGCCGGTGGCGATGTAGCCAAGCGAACCCCAGGCCCAGGTCCCGTCAGCCACCGCGGGGTGGTTGAGGAAACCGCGCGGCTTGTTCACGCCGTCGCCGTTGACGAAGGCCGCGCCCTCGGCACGGGCGAACTTGTCGGCGATGCGCTCGGCCAGCCAGCTCTCCACGTCGAAGGCGCTGTCATCGAGCAGACGCTGCGAGGCCTTGGGCATGGCCGACAGCTCGTGCAGGGCGATCGAGATGCGGTCGAGCTGCGGGCTGGCGGTCTCGGTGGTCGGGGTGGTCTCGTCGGCCCAGCCGGCGCCGATATCGGTCTGGTCGACCAGCACGTCATAGGCCGAGGCCTCGACCGTGACCACGGTCGCGATCGCGCGCAGCGAGGACGCGCCCCTCAGCACGCCATTGATCTTCTCGGCAGTCTGGGGATCGACCAGAAAGCCGCCATCGGCCGCCACCGCGGTCGACATGGCCTTCTCGTCGAGCTGCAGATGCCGCAGGGCATCATCGTCGCCACTGCGAAGATAGGCGGCAAAGGCCTTGCGATGCGGGGGCTCCTGCTCGGCGGCAGTGGCAAGCGCCGGGCGATCGACGGCAACAGACTTGGCGTGAAGCATGGCGATTTTTTCTTCCTGATCTTTCAGCTTGGATTTGACAGTGGATTGAAAGTTCTTGAGTTCCTTCAGAAATCCGACCATGGCTGTCTTGACCTCCACGGCCGGACCCGTCACCGCCGCCTGGCCGCAGCCAGCGGAACCGGTTTCAGACTGGGTCATCGAAACATCCTTCTGCTGATGACTGGACATGTCCGGCGCAACGTCACGCCAGGTCCTGTCCGGCTTCGGCCAGCGCCTCCGCCAGAGCCTCGGCCAGCACATCCTCACCCTCCGCGGACGCGGTGCTGGCCCGGGCTTCGGGAAGCATCGGAAACGTCACGAGCGATACCTCCCAAAGATCGATTTCGTGCAGCACGCGGCCGGTATCGCCGCGCGTCGCGCGGATGGTGCGATAGCCGATCGACAGACCGTCGATCGCGCCGGCACGCAGAAGCGCCAGCGCCTCGGCGCCGCGACGGACCTCGGTCAGCAGCCGACCGCGCACGAACAGCCCATGCGCGTCCTCGCGCACCTCGTCCCAGATGCCGATCGGCTGGGCGGGATCGTGCTGCCACAGCATCTTCACCCTGCGCCCCGAGGAGGCGAGCCGCGCCAGGCTGCCGGCATAGGCCTTGCGCCGTACCACGTCTCCACCCTGATCGGGCACGTCGAATACCGAGGCATAGCCGGCGATTTCCGCCTCTCCTGCAAGGCCAAGGCCGTTTCCGAAGCTCTGGAACTTGGTCTCCAAAGCGCTGGCAATACTGTCTTTCATGAATTGATCCTCAAGATCGGCCCGGCGGACGGTCGGCCGGAATGCGTGCCGGCAGACGCGCCTCTGCAGCCGGGCCGCGCGACCGACAGGCATGTGCAACTGATACGCAGGGGGCCGGGGCAGGCCCCTCCTGCCGTCACGACGGGGGCTTGGTCAGAATGCCATAGATGATCTGCGAGATCATCGCCGTGGCCACGCCGTAGACCAGCATCCAGAAGCGCCGCTCCAGCCGGTCCAGTGCGGTCTCGATGCCGCGCAGGCGACGCTCCAGCGCCGCCCACCGCTCGGCCGTGACCTGTTCATGGGTCTCGATGCGCGCATGCGCCGAATCGAACGGCTCGTAGAGGAACCGCGACCCGGTCCGAATGGGACGATCGCTCATTCCGTACGATCCCTCCGCGCCAGGCCGAGCAGTTCGCGCTTCTCCTCGTCGGTCAGGAAATCGGCCGCCGCCACCCGGCGCCACAGCGCCTCGCGCTCGATGGCCAGTGCCGGGATCGCGTCGAGCTCCGGAGCAACAGTCAGCGTCTCGCCCCAGAAGCCCGGCAGCCAGGCCGACAGCGCCGCAACCGTCCGGTTGACCAGCGGCAGAACCGTCAGGCGATAGAAGGCCCGGTTGGCCTCCTGATAGTTGGAATAGGTGTTGTCGCCCGGAAGTCCCAGCAGCATCGGCGGCACCCCGAAGGCGAGCGCAATATCGCGCGCAGCCGCCTCCTTGGTCTTGTGAAACTCCATGTCCGAAGGCGAGAATCCCATCGGCTTCCAGTCGAGCCCGCCCTCCAGCAGCATCGGCCGCCCGGCATTGCGCGCACCCTGATGGTTGCTCTCGATCTCCTCGACCAGCCGCGCATACTGCTCGGGCCGCAGGTTGCCCATCCCGTCCGAGCCCTTGTAGACGATGGCGCCAGAGGGACGGGCCGCGTTGTCGAGCAGCGATTTCGACCAGCGGCTGGCGGCATTGTGCACGTCGATCGCCGTGCCGGCAGCCTCGATCGGCGACATACCGTAATGATCGTTCTGCGGATGAAACGACTTCAGATGCAGGATCGGCGGATGCTCGACGGTCATGTCGAAACGTACCTTGCGCGCACCAACCGCATATTCATAGGCGACCGGCCAGCCATCGGCGCCGGGTACCACGCGCATCCGGTCCGAACGCAGCACATGCAGCTCGCGCGGCGCGCCCTCGATGCTCTGCCCGGCTGCTTCCAGATAGCCGTCGCCGCTCAGCAGCAGCTGGCCGAAGAAGCTTTCCAGCAGCGACGGGCCCGACTGCGCCGGGTTGGGCCGCGACAGCAGCGTCAGCAGCGGATGCTCGTCAAGCCGCGACCGGCCGTCGCTCAGCCGCAGCGGCACTGCCGCCGCCGCCTCGGCAATCATCTTCACGCAGCGAAACCCGATCGGGTTGCCCATGAAGCCGCTGCGGGTCAGCGACGCGGTGTCCTTGGGTGTCCATGCGGGGCGACCCGCGGACTGGAACGCGATCACCGGTCCGGCCGCCGATGCCTTTTCCTCGCGCGGCGCAGATGCGGCGCGCTGAAACAGTTTCAATACCATGTGCTGATCTCTCCCGGACCGTGTCGAGTCCCTTGCTGCGCCCGCTGAAGGCGCGCGCAGATGGCAGATGTGTTCAGGTTCCCCGTTCAGAGGACGCGGATCGAGGGTGCCGCCTGCAGGTTCCGCCGGTCGATCATCAGATCGCTCAGCGCCCAGACCAGCGCGTCCACCCGGTCGGGGCTGCCCCTGCCGGCATACCCGCTGCGGGTGACGGCGCACATCTGATGTTCCAGTTCGGGCATCTCGCCGGCATGATGCACGCGCCCCTGCTCGTAGAGCGCGGCGACCGGCTCGGCCCGCGTCACCTTTCCGCGCGTGGCCCGCACCGGGCGATAGCTGACCGCCGGATCGATCTGACGCAGCACCGTCTCGACCAGATCGCCGCCCTGATTGACCTCGGCGACCAGCCGGTCGGCCTTCCAGCGCCGCGCGGCGGCAAGTGCGGCTTCCGCCCAGCCGCGCGGGCTGGCCGATTCGACGGTGGCGTCCTCCAGAACCCAGGCCTCCCAGCCGCGCGGATCATCGGTCATCCGGACCCCGGCGACGATGATGCCGCAGGCGTCGGAGCCCGCACCGCCGGTGACCGGCGGGTCGATCGCGACGACCACCCGGTCGAGCTCCGGCGCCGGCTTGCGGCAGGCATCGATCCCCTCGGGCCTCCACAGCGCGCCGGGCAGGCTTTCCAGCAGCTGCCCCTCGATTTCCTGCCGCCCCAGAAACGTCCCGCCATACTCCTCCTCGATCTTGTCGAGGAAGTCGCGCGACAGATAGGCGGCGTTGGCGGTGGTGGGGGCCTGCGTCAGAACCGTGCCCGGCTTGTCGATGATCTCGCGCAGCAATGGCTGTATCCGCGGGCTCGTGGTGACAATGGCCCGCGGCCTGTCGCCCAGACGCAATGCGAACTGCAGCATGTCCCAGGCCTCGCGGGCCTTCTTCCACTTGGCGAGCTCGTCGCACCAGGCGCAGTCGAATTGCGGGCCGCGCAGGCTTTCGGGATCGGAGGCGCTGAACAGCGCGGCTTCCGCCCCGTTCGGCCAGACCAGCCGCTTGCGGCTGGCCTGCCATTGCGGCCTGCGGTCGGGTGGCGAGCAGGCCAGAATGCCGGATTCCCCGAACACCATGACCTCGCGCGCCTGATCGATCGTCTCGCCGACCAGCGCGACCCGGCGGCAACGCCCCGGATCGTGGGGCCGCGCGCCTTCGACCTGGGCCCGGACCCACTCAGCCCCGGCCCTTGTCTTGCCCGCACCCCGGCCACCCAGAATCACCCAGGTCAGCCACTCGCCATCGGGCGGCAGCTGATGACCGGCATGGGCCCAGAACTCGAACATCCATGGCAGGGCAAGAACCGCATTGGCGCTCAGCCCGGACAGAAACGCGTCAACCTCCTCCGGCGTCGCGCAGGACAGCAATCCGCCCAA